ACCCAAGACAGTATAGCTTGCGTTGGGAAAACATTACTGAAGATCAAGCCGATACTATTGATTATTTTTTACAAGAACGTGCTTTTGATAAAGCAAGTTTTGACTATGCCCCACCAAGAGAATCTTTTACAAAAACTGGAACTTATGCACAAAGCAGTACAACAATAACTATCACAATTACAAATCACAGATTATTTGCAGGCGATTCTATTGTTATAGATTTTACCTCTGGTTCTTCTGCTGATAGCTCATATATAGTTTCTTCTGTTACTAATGCAAATGTTTTTGTAGTAACAGCAGCTAGTGGAGCAACTACAAGCGGTAACGTATCAATTACTAAAACAGGAACAAGCAAGTTTGTATGCGAAAAATGGACAAAAACTATAAACCTACCTACTCTTGCAAATATTGACGCAACATTCAGAGAAGTATTTGAGCCAGCATGAGTACTGATCCTGTTTTTAGTGATATACAAAAAGTAAATCCGTCAGCAATTATTGAATTGTTTACGTTAACGCTAGATAATGCTTTGCATGGCGCAACTACTGTATATAGATTTCATGCTGGTACAAACTTAGATGCAAACGGAAAAATTGTATGGGATGGGAATGAGTATCTAAGATTTCCTGTACAAGCTACAGGTTTTGCCTATCAACGTGGACAATTACCTCGCCCTACATTAACTATAAGCAATATGGGTTCGCCTTCTATTTCAGCAATATTGTTAACTGTAAATCAAACTACTGCTGGTAATGATCTCACAGGCGCAAAGGTTGTAAGAATAAGAACAATGGCAAGATTTTTAGATGCAGCTAATTTTTCTGGTGCAACAAATCCATTTGGTACTCCTGATACTACGGCAGAGTTTCCACAAGAAATATATTATATAGATCGTAAGAAAGCAGAAAATAGAGAAATTGTTTCATGGGAACTTGCAGCAGTTTTTGATTTAGCTGGGATAAGATCACCAAAACGACAATGCACTAGATCTTTATTTCCTTCTATTGGTACTTTTACGCAATGAATTGGAAAGATGCTGCATTGGTTCATGCGAAAGACCAAGATCCAAAAGAAGCAGTTGGTCTTTTGTTAAATGTAAAAGGCAAAAAAAGATATTTTCCTTGTCAAAATTTAGCAATAACAAATCATCAAGAGTTTATTTTAAATCCAGAAGATTATGTAAAAGCAGATAATTTAGGGGAAATTATTGGTATTTTTCATAGTCATCCAATTACACCACCAACACCAAGTCAAGCTGATCGAATAAGTTGTGAACATAGCAATTTACCTTGGTATATTGTTAACCCAAAAACAGAACAATGGGCTGAGTTAAAGCCAGAAGGATATAAACCAGAACTATGCGGAAGGCCTTGGGTTTGGGGCATTACTGATTGTTGGTCTTTAGTTCGTGATTGGTATAAACAAGAAAAAAATATAGAGCTTATTGATTACGAAAGATCTATAACTCCACAAGAATTTTTAGAAAATCCATTATTTGAGAAATATGCGGAAGATACAGGATTTAGAGAACTTGCTAACAATGAACCACCAGAAGTAGGCGATGTATTATTAATGTCAATTATGCACCCAACTTTAAATCATGTAGCTATTTTTCTTGGTGATATGGTTTTACATCATTTAGCCGATAGACTATCTTGTAAAGAGCCATATTCCGAATGGCTATTAAAATGCACTGGAAAGAGGTATCGTTATGCTTCGGAAAGTTAAAATGTATGGAGAACTTGCAGAGTTTGTAGGTCACAAAGAATTAGAAGCTGTTGTAAAAAATCCAGCAGAAGCAATAAGATTTCTTGTTACTAATTTTCCAAAACTAGAAGCATATATGTCAGATAAATATTATCAAGTATTAGTAGGGAAGGAAGATGTTGATAAAGAAGACTTGCACAATCCCATAGGCCAAGATGATATACATATTGTTCCTGTTATCACTGGTGCTGGCGGTAACAGTCCGTTTGGAAGAATTTTACTTGGAGCAGCATTAATAGGAGGTGCATTTTTATTTTCACCACTAACATTTGCTAATTTTAGTACAACTGCTATGGGATTTGGTTCTGCTGCTGGTATTGCTAAAGGTGTTGCAGTTATTGGTGGTGCGTTAGTTTTAAATGGTGTTTCAGAAATGCTATTCCCTATGCCAAAACCAGAGATGCCAGAAGATGACCCTAGAATATCGTTTAGTTTTTCTGGGGTGCAAAATACTAGCCGAGCCGGAACTGCACATCCGATTGTCTATGGAGAAGTTATAACTGGATCTGTCGTAATCTCGGCTGGTATTGATACTAATCAGGTAACAGCATGACAGATAAAATTATTAAAGGTTCTGGTGGCGCACCGCCTTCTCCTCCTACTCCATATCGTGCGCCTGATACGTTAAATAGTAGGCAGTTTGCAACGATACAAGATCTTATTTCAGAAGGTGAGATAGAAGGTTTTGCAACAGCATCAAAAGAAAATAGAACAAAAGGTCAAACTGCATATAATAATGCAGCATTAAAAGATATATTTTTAAACGAAACTCCAATTTTAAAATCTACAGCTAATTCAGCTAGTCCAGCCGATGCAGATTTTAATTTTCAAGGAGTAGGTTTTACTCCTAGATTTGGCACAGCAAACCAAACATCAATACCCGGCATAGTAAGCAGTGAATCAACAACAGCAGTAGGAGTAACAGTCTCTTCGTCATCTGCTGTTACTAGACAGATTACAAATACAAATGTTGATGCTATAAAAGTAACTATTACTTTTCAACAGTTGCAAAAAGCAGAAAATAATGGTGATTTAGTTGGATCTTCTGTTTCTTTAAAAATACAGGTTCAATATAATAGTGGTGGCTATTCAGATGTTATTTCAGATACTATTACTGGTAGGACTGCTGATGCTTATCAAAAAGAATATAGAGTAAATATAACAGGAGCATTTCCTGTTGATATAAGAGTTGTAAGAGTTACAGCAGATAGTACATCTGATAATTTAAAAGATGAATTTAAGTGGACAAGTTTTGGTGAAATAGTAGATGACGCACAAACTTATCCAAATAGTGCATACACCAGTTTAAGGATAGATTCTGAGCAGTTTAGTTCTATACCAAAAAGAGCATTTCGTATTCGTGGGGTAAAGGTAAGAATACCGGGTGCTGGTGCTAGTGGTTCTGGAACTCCCAGCATAGATAATGCTACAGGTAGAATCGTATATCCAGCTAACTATATATTTAACGGAACAATGGGAGCAGGCGTATGGTGTAGCGACCCAGCAATGATACTACTTGATCTTTTAACTACTGAAAGATATGGATTTGGAACACATATCACAGACGCAAACTTAGATTTGTTTAGCTTTGTAGCAGCAAGTAAATATGCAAATGAATTAGTATCTGATGGTCAAGGCGGACAAGAACCAAGATTCAGTTGCAATGTAAATATTCAGTCATCTAAAGAAGCTTTTGATTTAATAAAAGACTTGGCAACTGTGATGAGGTGTATTGCTATATGGTCTGCTGGTTCTATAACAATTACACAAGACAGGCCAACAGATTCAAGTTATTTATTTAGCTTGGCAAATATAACATCAGAAGGATTTAACTATACAGGTTCAAGTCTAAAACAAAGACATTCTGTTGTAAGCGTTAGTTATTTTAATATGGATAGCAGAGAGATTGATTTTGAAATTGTAGGAGATGATGTAGATGGCCCAAATGCTTTACAAGAAGATATTGATAGACAGGCCAAGCTAGGAATTGTAAAGAAGGATATTAAGGCTTTTGCTTGTACATCTAGAGGTCAAGCTAGAAGATTAGGGAAAGCTGTACTACTAAGCGAGGAGCAAGAATCTGAGGTGGTGAATTTTTCTACTTCTATGGATGCTGGAGCTATAGTTAGGCCGGGTTCTGTTATAACCATAAATGATCCTGTTCGTGGAGGGGCAAGACGATCAGGAAGAGTTGCTGCTGCTACAACAACTCAAATAACTGTAGATGACGAACAAGGCTTAGATACCTTTGGTGGTAGTAATCAAAAAATTAGCGTAATAATGCCAGATGGTTCTGTAGAAACAAAACCCATAACAGGTATATCAGGACTTGTAATAACTCTTAGTTCTGCATTATCAACCACACCAAATGTAAATACTATCTGGTTATTAGAAAGTGATACTTTACTTGGTCAAACTTTTAGAGTTGTATCGGTAGAAGAGCAAGATGGTATTAACTATGCGATTACTGCATTAACTTACAAATCAGAAAAATATACCGCAATAGACTCAATGCAAGGTATTACTTTACCTACAAGAAATATATCATTATTAAATGAGCCTAAAACCCCTCCAAGTAACTTATCAGCATCAGAGCATACAGTTGTTGTTAATGCGCTTGCAATTACTAAACTTATTATTACTTGGGTAGGTGTGACAGGTGTGAGTCAGTATCTTGTTCAATACAGATTTAATAACACAAACTGGGTAAGTGAAATTGTTTTTAGACCTGACTTTGAAATTGTTGGTACAGAGGCAGGCACTT